AACAATTCCATCCTCATCCTCAACTAACACTTGATTTACTCAGTATGTTAGTAACTGGTGTACTAGATAGTGTAGTACACCTTCTTTTTGGTGTAGGCTTAGATTCGGATAATAGGGTCTTAAGCTGTGATTGTCTTAAATAGATCATTCGTACTATGGACAATCCAATGGCCAATCGACCCCGTACTAGTACTATCGACCCTTGGAGTACTGGTACTATGCGTCCTACTAGCACGTTGATGACCACTATGCTATCTCCTTTGTTATCAATGACATACAAGCACAGCCCATCATTACAGCATGTTAATGGCCATTGTATAGTACTAGTACTAAAGGCACATTAATGTGTAGTACTGTAGTACTAGGCCCAGAAGGTTCCAGTACTAGTACCCCCGGCCCAGGACCCCTGGTACTGCTGGTACTAAAGTTCCAGGCTGGCTAGTACCAACGAAGTTGGTACTAGGCGTATCGTCCCGCTCTCTCAAATTTTTTTTTTAAAGTGTGTTTAGTTGTGTCAGGATAGTTCCAGTTTGGAAAGGTATTGGCGTGCAAGAAAAAAGTAGTAGTTTTTCTTGCAAGGTTTGGTTGGGTTAAACGGTTGTATGGATAAAGTTGGGGTTGAGGGGGAGCTTGGATTGGCGCGGGTCGGAAGGGAGCTTGCTATTATATTCCTTAAGTATTAAAGTGAGTTCTTTTTCGAGGTAGGCTAGGCGGGCTTCCAAGACTCGAATTCGTTCTGAAAGGGTGAAATCTTCTGTTGGCATTTTTCTATTATACGCCTTGCCAGGGGATTTGTCAAGCCCTCTTGGGTTTGGCTTGAATGATCTTGGGAGGTTCATGCCATTGAATGAAATAATGGGAAGCACAACGGGGGCAGCGGCCTTCGAGGTTTTGCGTGCTGTAGTTCTGTCGGCAAGCGGGGCAGGTGATTTCATAGGTTGATTTTAATGGCATGGGAACTTTATTCTACCACTTGACAGAGATGGTGTCAAGTGCTAAAATGGGAAGGGAGAGAATTCAATGGAAATAACTTTTACCACAATCGCGGAGGGCTGGCTGCGAGAGGAAGAAGGCTACAGGCGGTTTATGTACCTCGACACCGAGGACATTCCCACGATTGGCTATGGAAGGAATCTGAGGGATGTTGGGATTAGTCAGGTTGAAGCGGAGTTTTTGCTAAGGAACGATATGCAAAGCTCGTTGATCGGCGCTGCGGGCTTTCCCTGGTTCGATGGTCTGTCCGATCTTCGGAAGGCTGTTATCACGGACATGATATATAACATGGGCTTGTTAAGGTTCAAGACGTTCAAGAAAATGCTTCTTGCCTTAATTAATAAAGATTATTTCGCTGCGTCGGTTGAGATGCTGGATAGCAAGTGGGCGAAACAGGTTGGGTATCGAGCGGTTAAGCTGGCCTATGTGATGCGGCATGACAAGGAAATGTCAGTATAACGTTCATGCAAGCGAACGTTAAAAGCGATAATGACCAGTATCGCGGGCGGTAAAGTTGGATATCACTAAAGAGGAATTACAGAAGATCCTACGCGGGCGGAAGCTGGCAAGGACTAATACCTTGTGGCTGGCAAGGAATGTCTTGCAGTATCGGAAGATGACCGAGGGCGTGCATGGGCCGATGACGGAGTTTTTGACGGGCTTTCCCGAGCACACGCAAGGAAAGGATGTTCTGCACGAGGATGGAAGATTTGAGTATATTCCCAAAGATAGGGACCCGGTTAATGTCTTGGAAGAGGATGATAATAGACGGTTGCTCCTTGCGCCTCGTGGATGGTACAAGACCACATTGAATGTTACTACGCATACGATTCAATGGATTCTCAATTTCCCTGATATCACCGTTGCCTGGTTCCATGCCAGCCAGGATTTGATTGAACACGTTCTGATGCACACGAAAGGGCATTTTCAGTACAACCCCACGATGCGGTATTTGTTTCCCGAGTTCTGCGTACCGGAGGGAACGAAGGATTGGGGGACGAGGAGTTACTTTGATATTCCGTGTAGACGGATAAAGACTCCCGCGCCGACGCTGAGTTGTTCGGGTATCTCGTCGGTTAGGACGGGGATGCACTATCATGTGATGAAGTTCACGGATATCGTGGATAAGGAGAATTCCTCGCGGGCGGAGTTGTGTAACAAGATTGCTTACGACTTCGCCATGTGCGAGAATTTGTTGCTCTCGCCTAAATATTGGATTGATGTCGAAGGAACGACATATTCGTATGCAGATATTTACTCAAAATTGGTTGACGAATGGATGGAGGCGAAGCAGAAGGAAAGGAAGCCACTTTATAAAATCTTCCTCATGGGGTGCTTTGAGAGGGACGTGTCGGTTATTGGGAAGGATAAGGTTGAATACACGCCAGATGAGGCGGATTTGCCTTTTATGCTTGGCGAGGATGGCAAGGAAATTAGTCTCTTCCCCGAGGAGTTCCCCTGGACGGCATTGAATAGTTTGAGAACGAATCCCTTGACTGGCGAGGTAGTCTTCAACGCACAGCAATTGAATCGCCCGCTGATTGTCGGCGCGGAGGGGCAAGCGTTTCCACTGGAGGTTATTAAATGGAAGACTCCCGAGGAGATGAAGAAGATTCCGATTTATTACAAGCTCACGACTGTTGATACCGCGCATACGACTAATAAGAGATCAAAGTATACATGCATTACAACGTGTGCATGGGACCGGTTCGGGCGGTGCTACGTTGTGGACGTGAGGTTGGGGAAGTGGTTGCCGGAGAAGATTGCGTTTCAGATCCTGGATGTTTGGAAGAAGGAGAAACCGCAGAGGATTGTGATCGAGGAGACGGGGTTTGTGACGGGATTGATGCCAACGGTGAGAAGATGGGCGGAGTTGACCGGCGAGTGGCCGGTGTTTGAGTTATTTAAGAGGGAAACGGATCAGTCGAAGGATGATAGAATCATGGGCTTGCAGCCCTGGTTCAAGCAGGGGTTGATTTATTTTGTCAATAACTTGTCAGAGTTCGTCAAGCATCATATTACGTTTGAGCTGACGCGGTTCCCGAAGTACGAATTCAAGGATTTCCTGGATACCCTCGCGGATCAATTCAAGGCGAAGAAGGGGTTTGGAGTGTTAGGTCAGAGTCCTTCGCAAAGGGTGTTGCTGGAAAAGGCTCGGGCACAGCTTTTCAAGAACCCCAGATTGTTCCAGCCTGATAAGATAGAGATAGATGATAGCGAAGGTGTGTTAGGATCGTTCTGGAAGTAAGAAAGGGGGTGATGCCTGTGCCGCCGCCAAATTATCCAGCAAAGTTGCCGTCTAATTATCCGGTTGAGTCACTCTTCCCCGCAGGGAGGCAGGGGAAGAAGGATTAAAAGCCCTCCCTCGTTATTAATGTTAAAATAAGATTAGTCCTATGCCTGAAATTCAGTCTCCACCTATACCGCAAGACGCAGATCTTGAGAAGTTGACTCAATTCTACGAGAACCAGGACCCGGAGGATTTTGTTGCGCTTAAGTTGGTCAGGCAGACGATTGGGCGGTACGAATCCTGGAGGCAGAATAATATTGAACCAAAGTGGGCACAGAACGAGAGATTGTATCATGGAGTCGTTCCACAGAGGAAGTGGAAGGGGAGTAACGTTAATCGGGCAAGTATTTCGAGCCGGTTGATCTTCGATCAGGTTGAAGCGGCGTATCCCTTGATTACCGAGGCGCTGTTTGATCAATCGCCAGCGTTCTTTGATGTCGTTACACCGGAGAATCCCGCGTTGGGGGCGGATTACAGGGATAGGCTTTATGGTTATCTAACGCGGCAGTATTCGCCCGACGAAGCAAGTGGGATGGCGCAATTCAAAATGGCCATCCATCAGGCGTTGATTTACAATAATTGCGCGGTTGAAGTTGGTTATGACGAGCGTAATAAACGTCCTTACGTCGAATGGGTTGATATCAGGGAGCTTTATTTCGATCCTCTCGCCCGAGGACCGCTTGCCGACTCCAGTGCGTCTGTTATTCGTCGGAGATTAATGCGGATTGAAGATTTGGTTGACTTAGAAGGAGTCGCGGGGGTTAATCTCCCGAGTCAAGAGGTTTTGAATTATTTCGCTAAGTCCTATCAAAAGCTAAGTGCCGATGAAACGTTCCGTCAAGCCGCGCAAGCGCAGAAGATTAATTTAGATGTAGGTGAGTTAGCAACGGACCCGATGCATCAGGTTGTAGAGGTTTTGCAGTATTGGACCGCGAAGAGAATGATCTGGGTTATCGGACGCATGTGGACGATGATTAATCAGCGGAATCCGATGGGTTTTCTGCCGCATTGCATTGGAAGTCCTCGCCCAATGGCGGGGAGGATTTATGGTCTGTCCCTGCCCGAGGTTTTGAAGGACGATCAGACCTATGCGACTGGAATTCGTTGCGCGAGGCTGGATAATTTAGCTCTTTCCCTGAACAGACCGAGGAAAAAGGTCGGAGAAAGCCCGGTTGGGCCGAAGGAAGAAGAACTTTGGCCCGGTAAGGTTGAAAGAGTGCAGGATTTGAATAATTTCGAGCTTCTTGAGGTTGAGAACGTGACTCAAACTGCTTTTACCGAGGAAGCTTTGATCGAACAGAGGGCCGCGAGGAGATTTGGCATCAATGAAATGGTCATGTCGGGCGTTCCGACGCCTAGTAACGCGAATCGGACGGGTATGGGCGTGTCCAGGCAAGCTCAAGCGACGGGGATGCGGCTTAGGGCACCCGTTGAGGCGTTCGAGACGTACTTTATCATCCCGGCGCTGTATAAGATTCATGCGATTTTGAGGAAGTTTGCCGCGAATGTGCCATTGGAAGCTGAGTTTAGAATCGATGCCGCGAGTAGGATGCTTCAGAGAGAGAGGTTAGCTCCCATGATCGGCCCGATCAGTCAGCACGTGTTTAATCCGCAGGTGATGGCGGAGGCCGGTAAAGCGGGAATGGCATTTGACTTTTTGGAATGGAATCGGTTCTTCAAGGACGCGACGGGTACAGCGAATACTTACAAGTTCTTCCGTCAGGCGTCTCCTCAGGAGATGCAGATGATGAATCAGCCCGATCCGAAGACCATGGCCGAAATGAAGCTGAAGGAAGCCGAATTGCAGACCCGCTTGAAGATGGGCGAGATGAAGTCGCAGACTGAGGTTCAAACGACGCAGATCGAGACTATGGGGAGATTGCAAGAGACTGGCGAAAGAAGTGCAAGGGATATTCTGAAACTCTTGGGAATGCCGAAGGAGAAAGAGGATGAATCTAGCGGAGGCAAGGGAAGTAGCAAGGATTGAGACGGAATTGGGTGTAGTTTTAGGTATAATGAAAGAAGAGAGACTTGGTTTGGAAAAGGCTCTCAAAAGTTCCAACAGTAATTATGCGGCAATTAAGGGTTTGGGTATTTTGATCGGTTGGGACAGGGCGATGGAGCGGTTGAAGAATCTTTCACTAGAAGCGCGGGGATTATTGAAGGACGCCGGGGATGTTTTGTATTCGTAGGAAAGGGGAGATTAAAAATGCTGACAGAGGCACTTGTAAGACATTTTGAGCATGACCAAAAGGAATTTGGAACAAAAACGGCTCTATATAATGTCTTTTGGAATTTTTTTTACACTCTCTATACAGAGCTGGACCCGGAGATAGCACGGATTTGTTGTATGAGGAAAGGAAATAAATAACTATGGCTGTTGATTGGCATAAACCACTTAATGAGTGGACAGAAGCGGAGATTGACGAAGCACGCGGTAGTATGGGTGCTCAGGAAGAGGGGAAGGAAAAGAAAAAGGTTTCCGCTACGCTGCCGGATGGAACGGTAGTGGAGGCTGATGATTACGAAGCTCTGTCTAATCTTATGTCGAATAAGATGACTGAGTATTATGGGGATAGGGAGGAGAGAGAGGAAAGGCGACAGGCACCTCCGCCGCCAGCGCCCGTTGCGCTGGAAAAGTTTAACATGGATGAATTTGCGAAGAAATTCATGGTAGACCCGGCTGGCGCGTTGGAGTACATGGACACGGCGACGATGGGGTTTAGTTCGAGGAAGGCTTTGGCGGGAACGCTGGTTGCCCTGGACGGCTTGACAAACCGTGTAAAGGAAATGGAAGTTGAGAGGTTCCTGGAGAATGAACCGGCTTATAAGCCGACGCAGAAGAATATGAAGGTTCTCACGGAGGTCTTGCAGGAGAATAACTGGCCGGTTTCGTACAGGAATTTGAAGAAGGCGTTTGCCATTGCTCGGAATGATGGTGGGATTACGGTGCAGGAGAAGAAAGAGGAACGTGAAGCTCCCCCGCCGCGATTGAAAGGCAGAGCAGCGGACAGTGGAAGTGAAACGACTCTCCCTAACGATATAATGGATACAGCGAGAAATATGCCGATTGAAAAGTTGGAGGAATTCTTGTTTAACAAGGGTGCGGTAAAAACACGGAGGTTTAGTTAATGGGGTTCTTTGCGTTTTTCAAAAACGTTTTCTTTCCGCCGCCCGTGGTGGTGGACCCGATTCCGAAGGAGTTTTACGAACGGACGCCGGGGTATGTGGAGTTTAAAAAGGGGCTTAATCCAAGTGACCTTGACGGGATTAATCGCCAGCAGGTAGAACGCAATTTGGCTTTTCAGGAATTTGCTTGGGCTGTGGAGGATTGCCTTGACTATATCCCCGAATGCCGGGTTTTTGATATTGACATTCGTAAGGCCGTGAACAACGTTACTTACGTTCAGCCCAATTATGGGGATTATCTTTTCTACCTGAAGGGTTCTGAAGAGCCTTATCTTGGTTTCTTAACTCATTACCACATGGATCAATTCATGCCCGCCGAAGCCGCGAAGCAAATTGTTTCCAACGCAAAGTGGGAAGCTGGGGGGTAAGTTATGATACTCACAGAGGCTATTATTCTAGCCGCCCTGAAACTCGCGGAGAAGGCTTTGGATTTAACTATCGTGGTTATTCAGGATCAGCCCATTGCAG